GCTGGAATGCGTACTCTTGAATCATTCGGAGAATCTGTAGTTGAAGATTACTATGACGTTAACAAGCGTTCTAATGAAATTCTTAATCCACCAGTTATGATTTCCACTATGAGTATTGAGTTTGGTAGTAGACAAGTTTCGGCAGTAAGCCCATCTTGTTCTAATCCATTATTCTACAACTCTGTAGATTGTGAAACAATAAACGGTGCTTGGACAGGGCTCGCAACAGAATTTTGTTCTGATGGAATTTATACTACTGAAGCAGGTTGTGTAGAACCATTCGGAACTTGGACTGCAGGAAGTTGTTCAGCATCGGCAAATAATACTGAAGCAGATTGTATAATGGAAGGAACTTGTTCTAATCCAGTATATAACAATAACGAAACTAACTGTTTGAATCAAGGAACTTGTTCTATAGGTTCTTACTATGACCAAGCATCTTGTGAAAATAATGCAGGTACGTGGACTTCAGCGAATAATACGTGGACTTCAGCGAATAATACTTGGACCCCAGGTTCTTGTACTGACGTTTCATATACGACTGAAGCAACTTGTATCGCACCAAGAGGCACGTGGACTCCTGAAATTCCAGCACATTGTTCTGATGCTCTCTTCTTGACCGAAGCAGAATGTATCGCACCAAGAGGAACTTGGGATATTACAGTAGTCTCAGCAATGCCGGGAGATGTAATCGAAGTAGTTGGTGATGGTATTGACCCATTATGGGTAATCACAGTCGGTGGAATTGAACAGGAAACAGCGGCAGTATCACTACCTACGAAAGTCAATTTCACACTGAACCCTCTTACTCCACTTGGAGACCAAGAATTCAGAATCACTAATACTGACGGAGATACAGCGATTTCTCCAACACTATTCAATGTAAGAGACCATTTGCGAATCATTACAGTGACACACGAGCCTAGTATTTCTGCTACTACATATAGTGTAACAGGAGCAGGGTTTGAAGCCACTGATACGGTATGGCTACAACTCACTGGAGCACCTACAAGTCCACTATTTGGCACCTCGGAAGTAATAGGTACTGCAAACGGATTAGGATTCACCCTAGAACCGGCAGATATGCCGACTACGGGTAACTATGATGTTATCATCTTGAACTCAAGCGGTATCAGTTTCAGAGAAATTAACTCTGTAGAGATACTATAAAATGGATATGATTATGAATTTAGTTATTATAAATATATCAGAAGAATACAATTTTGGAGATAAAATACAATGTCCGTAACACTATCAAGCATAACTACTGCGGTTGACCCGTTTAATGACATACCAGATATTACATTTGATAGTGTCGATGTCACGGCGTTTACCGAAGAAGTAGAGATTTATACTAATACACCGGCGGTTATGATACCGACTAAGTTGAATGCTATGGCCGCATCAATGAAGGACTGGTTAAATACGAATATCTCAACTCCTTTAGAAAATCAACAGAATACCTTTAAGAATGAGGTAGTTGTTAGAACAAATACGGCTATGAACGCTGTAGAAACCTATATGAACGATGAGGTTCAAGGATTCGTCAATACAACATTCGTCCCTTGGGCCAATGATGCAGGAAATGTTCTATCAAATCACGCTAATACTCTTGAAACGAATATTACAAATAGTATGTCGCAATTGACCGCTGATTATACTGGTCACGTTGCATTTCAAGATGCTGTTATCGCCCAAGCCCTAGCAGATATGCTTGCGAACTTATCGCAATATACTTCTGGCGCAGCCGATTCTGGTTATTCTATCCATCAAACGAATACTCTACTTTCTGAAGTCTCGATGACTAGGGAAATCGGATTTACTGATTATCTCTACAATGCAGAAGGTAATATTACGTTTGCTGAAGAGGGTCCTAATAAGACTCACCACATCTCATATAACGCAACGACTGGTGCAATTGCATCATTTGGTGAAAGTATGCAGATTGTAGGAGAGCCACGCCCATTCCAACATCACTTAAAACTTGATATTGAAACGGCTACAGGTTCTACCTCAGTTACTAAGATTAAAGCATACGATGTTAACAAGAATACCACAGTTGGTGGAGTTACTACATTCAGAGCAACGGGACACGAAATTAATGGTGACCCTGCATTAGACTTAACTATTCTTAATAATACATCTATCCCAGACACAGACAACCCAGAACTTATTCTAAGACGTGGCGCAGATGCCGCGATTATGTTTGGTGGAGTTGACAGTGGAGATTATGTCAAAATTACAGACATTACTGGTGCTACTGTTTACAATAGTGGTATTGAAGGAAACTTTGCAGAACATTACGATACAATTCTATTCAAGCCTTACCAATCTTATTGTCACGATGCTACAAGTTCAGTGACTGGTTGGGGCGTGACTGCAATGCACAACGCATCGGATATCGATGGTTCTGGTGGAAGTTATGATACTCCTACTACTTGTGAAGAATATTTTGACCCAATTGTCGCACTACTTGACGATTTTACACGTTCTTATGAGTATGGTATTTCAGGCGAATCATACGTAAAAGAATTATCAGACGGACTAATTTATAAAGTGTTCATCAATGATGACTCTGGATTTATTGATTCTTACGCATACACAGTTGATGCAAATGGAAAACAAGGAACTGGAGCAATACTTAACGCAGTTTATGATGACGGTGTTTCAGATGTCGTAATCACAAACGGTGGTACTAAATGGTCAGCAAATACGGCAGTACGAGCATTTGATAAGGGAGCAGTTGATGTAGCGGGCTCAGTAGAAACTAAAGCGGTTTCTTCATTCACATTGAAAGATGGAATGGTAGAAGAAGTTAAAGTTGAAACTCCTGGTGCAGGATATACTGGATACTATGAAGTAGCGGTTGCTGAAGTACCAGGTGGAGATGGACACGTTCATACAATTCAACTAAGTCAAACTGAAGTTAATCTTATTAAATCGGGAACTGCTGTTCTATCAACTACGGTTGATGCGGGTCACACTCACGACCAAACAGTATCTTGGAACGTATTCAATCAATCATTTGAATTCACTGCAACAAACGGTGCTCACGTTCATCCAAGAGAAGTTACTACTCACACAGTTAATCCAACTATCACGCTGGCTTTCACCACTTCAACTGGTGGACTTGCGGCTGGATATGTTACTCTTAAAGAAGATAACAGTGTAGATTTTGTAACAATTACAGATGGCGGAGCAGATTATGTTATCGCTGATAGTGTTGCAATTTCAGGTGGAACTCCTACTGTAGCAGCCGCAACTTCAATGTCACTAGTTGACGGCGGAATTGCTGGATTCGCAGTATCAGTCGCTGGTACAGGATATACGGATACTACTGCTAAAACAGTAAGTGTCGATATTCAGAACAACGCTTTTGTTCCATCTATTATCTCTGCTAATGTTGGAGATACTCTAGAGTTTACAAACTTAGATATTCAAGCACATACAATTACTCACGCAGGTGGGATGTTTGATTCTGGTGACGTACCTCAGAATGCTGTATTCACATACGTAATTACTAAAGAAACTGAAATCACAGATAAGTACGACCTCTATGATGACAACGACACGAATATTAAAGCGACCCTTTGGGTACGTGATAATAGTGTTTTTGTTGATATCACTTCACCTACTGGTGGAGGAGTTCGAGGACTTGCTACAGTTGATGTCGCTCAAACGATTATCAATATTGCTGTAGACAGACCAGGACAAGGATATACACTTACTGATACAGTGAACATAGTTGATGTATCTGGCCCAGGTGAAGGAGCATACGCAACTGTAGAAACTAATCGTTCTATTGCCTCTGTTACTGTAGCCAATCGTGGTACAGCATACTCACCAAATACTAAAATCGTTGTGATGGACCCTACGGGAACTCCGCAGTATGATATAACAGGAGCGCCAATTGGTACTCAATTTGGTTCAGGTGCAATCATTCGACCAGTTCTAACTACTGAAGCAGTAGCGGGTTCTTGTTCAGATGTTGCATTCTCAGACGAATCAACGTGTGTCGCTGGAGCAGGTACTTGGACTGCACCAATTACGATTGGTGAGATTGTTTCAATAACCGTTGTTAAATCGGGTTCTAATTATGTCGATGTCGAGTTTACTATCAATGACCCATTAGATACTGGTTCAGGAGCAATTCTTACTCAAGACCTTAATAACGTAGTAACTGACATTGTATTAACTACACGTGGAACTAACTATGACGAACCGATGATTGTAGTTTCAGATGCTGGTGGCCTAGTTGGCTCAAGCACTAAATCAGTCGGAAGTGGTTTTGTAGGAAGTGTATCTCTTAATAATGGTATCGGGGCTGGAACGATTGTCGAAGATTGGGCAGATTATGTTGCTGGCTTAACACGAGTCATTGTCGTAGACAGTCACGCAGAACCAACTGGTTATGGGGCAGAAGGAACGGTAGTATTAGGATTGAATGGTAATGTTTCATCTATTGAATTCACTAATCCTGGAACCGCATATAAGACTCCTGTGATAATTGTTGCAGGGCCAGTTCTACTTGCTGGTGCATCTATTAATAATGTCAATGTAGACTTAGCATTGTTTGGACCAGAGGGCAATACGAATGATTCTGACTTCTCTGCAAATCTGACTGCTGGTACTAACTACAAGAATGGCATTATGATTCAGTTCGAGAATCCAAACGGACATACACTGAACGACTCTTGGTCATTCAAAACTCAATCTTGGACACTAGGAACTCCTGCGTCATTGCTTTACACTTCTAGTAGATACGATGGCAACCTTGAGAATATGAGGGGTATTATTACACTCAAAGATGTTTGGGAAGTATAATACTACTAGAAACTTAATATAAATATTTAATATAAATAGAATTGAATATGAAAACACTGGAGATTAAAAAACGATGGATATTTTAACACTTGGTAAAATGAACCAAATGGCGAAAGATGTCGACCAAACCTTGGAATATCTAGCCAATGCGACATTTACCGCTCTAAAAGACGTTTGTGACTTGCAAGAGAACCAAGTCGGACAACTCACACAGGCTACCGCAGATGGTGTAGCAGAGTTAGTTGCCGCTGGTGGCGGTGCAGGTAGTGGCCCAGAACGTGTACTATACGTTGGTTGTAACTCTGGTCAAGGTGCTACAGGTCAACAATCAGTTCACTATAGCGGACATCAATGTGCTTGGACTGTACCCGCAGATACTAAAGGAATTAAATTTGAAATGTACGGCGGCGGCGCTTCAGGATGGGGTGCTTGCTGTTGTATGATGGTAGGACTTCCTGGTGGTGCTGGAGGATATGTTGTTAAACATCTGAACTTAGAAGACGGAGATTTCGTTGGAGATGGTACAGACGTTTATCAAATTTGTTCAGCAGGTTCAGGTTGTTGTCATCCACATAGTGGAGTTGCACGAGGACACACAAGTTACGTAACTGGTCCAGGATTATCAAATTATTGTGCAACGGGTGGAAGCGTAGGGCAAATACAATGTCATAGTTTCAACTGTTACACTTGTTGTCATACTTGTTTTAACTGTGCACCAGTATATGGTGGAGATTACGGACAAGGCGGCAGAAGTTCTTGGTTTCACTCAAATCATTATTGTGCAGATGGATTATGGCAAGTTGCTTCAGGTGCCCCAGGCCCTCTAGGAACTGGCGATGCTCATTCACCAGATGCTTGTACTTTCGGTATGCACTCCGGTGGTTCAGTAGCATCTCCTGGCGTAGGCGGATATAGTGGTATGACTTCAGGCAGTTGCTGTTGTGGTAAAGCAGGCGGCGGCGGAGCAGTCGTAGTAACGTATTGGTCGTAAGACATAACAAAAGTTATTAAAAAAATAATTAGGAGATATATTAGAAATGGCTAAATTGAATATTGAAATGACGTATCCAGTGCCGGATAAGTATCTATCCCAGAGTACGGCTGCCGGTAATACTGCTAGTATGTCTTATCTAGGGCCAGACACTATCTGGGTGCAAGTCAATAAAGAAGGCGATAGAAAAGGCAAATGGAATCAGAATCCAATCAAAACGAATTACGCTGATGATGGCGATTTTGAGAATGGTTCTGAAGAAGAAATGGCAGATGCTATTAGGGCATTACCTGTTCCTCTAGATGCAGAGCGAATTGAAATCGACTGTACAACTAATCCTCATATTTGTGCTATCTGGACGAAACCAGACACAGTAGGAGATGATACTCCTAACTATACTAACCTTCCTCAACAAGAAGATAAACTCGCTGACGGAACTGTATACTACAGTCGACCAGCAAATGGCTCGATTCCACCTGACCACGTATGGAACCCATACGAGTGTACTTGGAATTTTGAAACTACGAGTTGGGATTTAGTCTTGAGGGCACCAGCAGACTTTGGTATGCCAGAATCTTGGGATGAAATTAGGGCATATCGTGATATGGAACTTGAGCAACTAGATGTTAAAAACCTTCTGCCTGATGGGGCTGAGAAAGATGCCTGGGATGCTTATCGACAAGAACTGAGGGATATCCCACAAAAATACGCGGATGCTGAACTACATACAGTAGCACATCCAGATTCTCCCGAAGAAATTAAAAACAACGCGGCGAGAGCCTTGAGGGGAGAAGAATAATGGATATTCTAACACTTGGTAAAATGAACCAAATGGCTAAAAATACTAACTCAGCGTTAGATTTGATGGCCAATCACGTATACGAAAGTTTACAAGAAATAAGTGGAGTACAAGCAACTGCAAATACTACAATTGATGCTACTGTGGCCGCAGGATTGGCAAACATTCAGACGTTGATTGATACTGGTGTTGGTGGTGATGCACAAAGAGATTTTTACATTTATAACACGAATCATTGGTCAGTAACTAACGGTGGTTGTTGTCTCTCTTGGCAAGTTCCTACTGGTACACAAATTGTTAAGTTTGAAATTCTTTCAGGCGGTGGCCCTGGTGGCTCTGCTGGACACGATTATGATATCGGACACGGTGGCGCAGGCGGAAACTATAACGTAAAGACTATCTGTAAAGATGCGGGTGATTTCACATCAACTGCAGGTTCAGAATCAACCTATACGCTATGTTCTGGCGGAACTTCACAGTGTTCTTGTTGTACAACTTGTAACAGAGCGTGCCGACACGGTTGTACTTCTTATGTAACTGGTCCTGGACTATCAAACTTCTGTGCAATAGGTGGTCACGGTGGTTCTACTTCTTGGGATGTAATGTCTAACTGTTATAACTGTCATATCGGTAATCTTCAATGTGACCGAGGTAACTATAACGCAGGTTGGGTTTCTCATAACTGTAACGAAGCCACTCAAGGCGGCGATATGTGTTTCAGAGGAATCAATTCGTCTTTCCACAAAGAATACGATTGTTGTACTCATATTGGAACTACAACTGGTGGCCCTGCTGGACCATTTACAGTTTCCGGTTCTGGTATTGGTAAACAGTGGTGTACTGGTGATTCGGCTTGTTGTTCTGCTCACAGTGCCTTCCCTGGCGGTGGCGGAGCAGGAAACTCTGTCGGTGCAGGAACTGCTTGTGTAGGTGGATTCGGTGCAGGTGGATTAGTCAAAGTGACTTACCAATAATTAATATGAATTTTAGGAGATAGAATAAAATGGCACACGTACAAAAAGTCGTAACTTATGACGTACCAGACGAGTTTGAACAGGCTGTCCCAACAAAAGCGTTAGGTAAAACGTCTACGCAAAGTTATGATGGGCCGTCTACTCTAATCCTCTGGATTGATAAAGAGACTAAAGATATTGAACAGTCTTGGGATAAAGACGATTATACAGCCCAGCCCGTTCCTTTGAATCTTGAAGTCAAAGAACTTAACGCTGATACAGATGAGAATACAATTAAAATTGCACTTCTCTTCGGTGGATTCGCTGAGAGGAAACTCTACGAAGTCGCTGTAGGACCTGTAGCAGATGATAATATAGTTATTGTTGACCCATCTGACCCTCGAATGATTTATTCAGAGAATGATATCATCGATGATTATACTAAGCCTCTAGTGTTTAGAACTGATTTTCGTAGACAAACTGATGAGTTTATTAGGGAAGAGCGTAACGCTAAATTGAAACAGTCTGATGGTCGTATCGCTGATGATATGCCTGAGTCTGTCAAAGCAGAATGGATGGCATATCGACAAAAATTGCGTGATATTCCTGCTGATTGGGCCGCAGTTCCAAACCATCTTGTTAGATGGCCAACTGACCCAGACGGAGAGTATGATTACCCATATGTTCGTGACGAAAATCCAGACCATAAGGTTATTCAGATATCCGAGCGTACTGCGGAAGATGCAGATGCAATTGCTCAATTGGCTCCAATCACTGGCGTTGATGAGTAAATAATTCAATAAGAAATCAAGAAAGGCTCTCTATTCTTCGGAATATAGAGCCTTTTTTATTTGCATAAATAGTTACATAATTGCTTGACAAGCCATAGCAGTTATGATATAATACGTCTAGTTTAAGATAATTTTTATAATTAACAGTGAGGTGAAGTGATGACAGTTCGTTCAAAAGCGTTCTTTATTAATGGCGGTGCCGGCAGGGTACTATGTTCAATTCCGGCATTTGAGAAATATGCCGAAGAATCTGGTGACGAAGATTTTGTAATTGTCTGCGAAGGCGGTATGGATTTATATCGAGGGCATCCAGTTCTCCAAAATAAAGCATACGAAGTATGGCACAAGGGTCTATTCAATGAACATTTGAAAGACAAAGATTTGGTTACACTAGAACCATATCGAATTAACGCATACTTCAATCAAGAATGTTCTCTGGCTCAAGCGTTTGATATTGAAATCAATGGTCTTGATGCACCACGAGAACTTCAAAATCCCACATTAAAACTTAATAAGCAAGAGATGGTCACTGGCTATCAG